GAAGCTCATGAAAGTGAGCACAAAGCATGCACCCAAGCCGGGCTTCGGCCTGACTTGGACTCGTTTGTAGGAACCGAGACACGGTTCCGACAAACATATGGTATTGCGAATTCTGATTTAATCAGACTCGCATACGAAGGCTATGACCGGTCATACCTGACTGGTCACAAGACCTTATCTGTTAAACAGGTACCAGACGTGCTATCTGTTTATCATTCTGGTAACAGCTTGGCCGAAAGCCAGGCAGCTGCCATGATGGAAGGGGGCTTTACTCTTGTAAGGCACTCTGACGGTAGGAAACTCTTTAGGATTAAAGACGGTTCTTACATAAGGCAAACCAAGGATGGAATCCTTGATTTCCCTGTAGAACAAAGTGAAGATCATCACGATGAACTACTAGACGAGATTAGGAGGACTAGAAAAGACCCCTACTCGATCGAATATGAAGATCCTTGGAAAATTTTACAAGGGTATTCATTAGCCACAATGCGCGATGCCGTGAATTGTGAGCAAGGAAAGGTTCCGGGAAAATTCCTGAAGAACCTTCACCTGTATGTCTGGCACGGGAACAAAGTCCGAATGCAAGACAAAATTCCGAGTAGTCTGATACCAGGCTGGAACGGACCAAAGGGCCGGAAAGTATCATTTCCTGATATTTCAGACCCTGGAATCAAAATACGATTCCTCTACGAGAGGACCTATTGGGGTCGCAAACTCGTAGAAATAGCAGGGTCGAAGACTAAATCTTCGGCCTGGGCAAAAAGGTTTCAGAGAAAGATCAATTCTTTCTTCGAAGGCCTACCTCACCCTTCTTGGTCAAAAGAAGAGGTAGAGTCTATCTACGCCGATAATTCGAAAAGAAATATCCGCGCACGATCTGTAAGATTCCTTGAATGTTTAAAAACAGTACAAGGGATCTTCCTCCAGAGGTATTTAGCATACCCCAACGAGGAATGGACTTGGAACAAATTTGATCTTTTTGTTCTCAAGTACCTCGGAGTCTTAATCGACGACGAGTTCTATGATGGAAACCTCAGAAAGGAGGTTTTGACCATAACAACGAAGTATTCGGACTTAAAGAAAGTCCGGAAAGACTTCAAAATGTATTCTCTTTCCGGTAAGGAAGAGTTCATACATACAAAAGCCTATGAGGAATCAGTTCCGCATTGGTTGAGAACTTTCGTACCGATCTACAGAACGGCACTTAAGATTAAGGGAGATGTATGGTCTACTTCAATCAGATCTATACTCTCTCAGACAAGGGGAATGGGAACACCCCCTCCACTTGTCGTATATCAGTCAAAAGCAAAGTTTCTAACTTTGATTTCCACTGAGCCGAAACCACTGACAGCCGAAGCATATCAGTTGGTCTCCATCGCGATGGAACTAGCCATGAAGCAAGTTCCAGACCACGTGTTTACAGGCCTTAGCACTAAGGCCCGTATAACAATAACAGCATCCGCGTGTTGGGAAAAGACCCGGCAACAAGGAGGCTCGCTCCAAGCCATAAGTGAACTTATGTCTGAAGCAAATAACGGCTATCCTGCTAAAGTGATTAGTCTTTATACAGGAAAACTCGAGAACTATATCAGTCTCGAACATTCCGAAGCTGGAGAATATATCTTCTGGAGGTCTCTAGAAGAAGTTCTCAGGATGTCACCAGAGGAAATATCCCAGGTATACGTCACAGTTGTAAAGGAACCGGGTAAAGCCCGTACCGTTACAAAAGGAATGATATGTCTAAAACTAGTTTTGGACGTAATCAACAAGATCGTGTCGTACCCTCTGTCGAAGGTCGATACGAGCAAATCCGGAATGGGCAAGGATGCCCATGGATGGAATCTCTTCAACGAATTTTATCAAAATTCGAATGAAGCTTTCTGTAAAAAGTCTCAGACTGATACAGGAACAGCATCCTCATTTATACGTGAAGTTGTATATGAGGATATCTTCGCCGAGTGCACAGATTTTGTGACGGCGACAGACGCAATGCATCATACTGTGTGTAAGATAATTGCTCTTAAATGGATGAAGAAATGTGGAATACCACCTCTTCTCCAAAAGATCGTGGTGAAAACCTGTTTCTCACCACGCATCGTACACTTCAATGGGAAAGGAATATTTTCCCATTTCGGTGACTCTTCCCTGCGTGACGATGATACGCGCCACGTAAGGTTAGTAAGGGGTATGATGATGGGCGATCCGCTCACCAAAGTCATACTCCATTTTACCAATATCTCTATAAGGGAACTTGGTAAATACATTGCTCTAGGTTCCTACAAGGAACTTATACTAGACAATGACATCGGGCCGACGTCGATAGAAATCGACACCGGACCAATTTCGGTAATCTCCGATGAAGTAATCATCGTTGATACTAGAACTCTGGTGACGCCAGACGGGAGAAGGCAAGTACGTACAGTACCTGCACGCACTTTGCCTAATCCTGGAATATTGTCACTAGAGCAAGGTTACGCTCTCCAGTCTATCCGGAGTCCGTCACCAAATCCTAGGAAGTCTCGCATCGCGTTTCCTCTCCCAGGAGTTCATGTCCTCTATCTTAAAAAGATAGAGGGTCATAGTCCTATGATCGAATTGGGATTTATACCCAAACGATTTAGGGATCCTGAATTGCTGAAGGTGAACTCCTTTAGCATTCAGGAGGATACGATCTTCCGTATTACGGGAGAAAGAAATCCAGAAGACATGAGACTCCTCGCAGAGGGTCTCATGCCTATTAACCCATATCGTTCGAACGAAATTCGGACGGATATGGAGAGGCAACAGGCTGACAAAGATCATGCCGATTACCTTAGTGCAGGAAGAATCTTATCCCCTGCACCTGTCCGCACTATCTCACAAGGAGCTAGGACGGAGAAAGCGACCTTCTCAGAGTTTCTGAGAGGGTTACTTTTCTAAACCACCCGGAGCCAGTACCCCAAGGCGGGAACCCATCCGGGCACCACATTGGAGCCCTATGGGCTTACCAGTTAG